CCTAATTCTTCATCTAAGAATGGAATACTATTTAAAAAGTTTCTAAGACAAACTAATTGTTTTAAATCTAACTCTTCTGAAATGATTGTAGTTTCTTCTTTTTCATAAACTTCAAATAAATCAATACTTACATGACGAACATTTTTACCAAGCCATATATGAAAATTTAGATTTCTTATAGCTTCGCCTTCTTTTTGTACACTAACATCCCATTCATATTTAATTACATTAATACTCATCATTCTCCTTTATTGCTTTATCTATTATTGCAAGAGATTCTACAAATGCGTTTCTTGTTTCTGTCAGACGCTCAGCATCCCATCCATCTACAGAGTCTTTCACTATGTCTACTATTTTAACTTCTTGCCAAAAATCATCCCACCATGGAGAGATTATTAGCTTGTCTCTACTTATAGA